AATGTTTTCGCTGTTGCTGTCAATCGTTATGATGTAAGGCAATTTAACTTCTGTATACTCGCCCTCTTCATTTACATCTTCAAACCCTTCGAGGTCTAAGTTGCAATGAACTTCGTAAAGATTAGATACTTCACCTGTATCGTAAGACGGCTCCATCCCTTCTAGTTTTTCGATTTCTTCTTTAACGCCAGATGCGTTTGATAGATCGCTGCCATCGCTTACTTTCACGTCTCTGTAAAAACCAATCGCTTGCAGTTTTTTGACTTCGTTCTCTGGCATCTTAATCACGTGAGTAATTCTTGGGCAAGACTCTAAATCGGTTGTATAGTAAGGAACGATTAAATCTTCGGGTGCAACAAACTTTGAAACAGCTCTTTGCAAGTTTTCATCGTAATAAACTTTCTTAAACGCAGAACCTGCCAACGGCAGATAGAACAACATCTGATCTAAGTCTTCGTCGTACTCTTCCATCACGTGAATGATTTGGTAGTTCATAAACTCTTTAACGCGTTGAGCTTGTTCTTCTGAAGCTGCGCTATATTCGCCAACGACTTGAGTTTTAACTGGGCCTTGAGCAGGCAATAATTCTTTGTAAGCTTGGGCTTGGAACTGAGTAACGCTTTCTCCAAGTAACGGATGAATCACGCCACTTGCACCCTCAAAAGGCTCAGATCTTTCATTGTCAAACTTCATACCTAGATACTTGAGTCCGTCGGTATAAGTTTTTTCCCAGTCTTTTCTAGCTGATTTGTCGTTTTCTATTGCGGCCGTTAGCTCAATATAGATTTTACTTAACTCAGACTGAGAAACGACTTCGGCTAAGTTTTCGCTAAAGCCAACAGCTCCCATCTCTTCTTCCATCTCACCCAAAATAACAGAGCCGTCGTCTTGATACTGAACTCCTTCTTCTTCATCCAACCCTTCTAAGATTTCAATAATTTCATCATCAATATCTTCGGTTGATCGCTCAGTTGTCATATCTTGCATGTCTTCTACTTCTTGAGCAGGATCAGGTGTTTGTCTTTCTATTGCCATTAGTAATAAACTCTCTGTCTAGGTTCGCGTTCTTCGTCCTCGTAATCACTATCTAAGTTTACAAAACCGCCCTCGCGGAATCGCATCAACGCTTGAGTCATAGTATCACATAAATCATCGTGAGCTCCAAACGGAAATGACGCGCACTCTTCAATCATATCCTCGGCAAATCCCATATTCGGAGCATACACCATACCAGACTCAAAGATGGGGGCAACCGAGTGCATTCTCGTTGTTTTATCATGGCCTCTGGTCGGCGAGTAATTGACCACGGGTATGCCCATTCGCCTCAGTTCATGGGTTAAGGGCGTTCCAGATGCTTTGGCTTCAATCAAAACCATATCGGTTTCCCAGTAACGATACTCGCGCATGGCTATTTCTTTAAGCTCGGGGAAATCCCATCTGCCTTTTTGACAATCCAATAACATAACGCAATCGGGCGAATCTTCGCTGGGTCTAAATACACCCCAAGTTGAGATAGCAGAGTAATCGGCCGTTTCTTTTTTACTAAAAGCCGTATCGTAAGACTGCATAATATACTGAACGGAGGGCAAAGAATCATGTTTCCATCTTTGCCACCAGTCGCGTTTGATAATCGCACCCTCTTCAGAGGTCGGCGTTTGCATCCATTGAGCGTTCCACTTCATTCCAGGCAAAGACGCTTTTACTTTCTGCAATTCATCCAAAGCCCAATACTCGGGCCAAAGAGGCTTTTCGGTATCGGGAAAAATAGCAGGAAACTCTATTACTTCCCATTGGTCAGCCAAAGGTTCTTTCTGCGCATCCAACAATTTAGCGGTTAGGTCGATCGAAGACCAACGCGTCATCACTATTACAATCGCACCCTTGGGTTGCAGACGCTGTCTTGGTCCAGAGGTGTACCACTCGTAGGCAGACTCTAGCGCAGTCGGCGAAAGTGCATCCTGTTCAGAATGCGGATCATCAATGATTAACAGATCCGCACCCCGCCCAGTTACAGCCCCACCCACACCTGCTGCAAAATACTCGCCGCCTTTATTGGTTTCCCAACGCCCTGCCGATTTGTTGTCAGCCTGCAAACTGACGTCGGGAAAAACTTGTTTGTATTCTTTTTGATCCATTAAGTTACGCACTTTACGACCGAACCTAACGGCGAGTTCACCCGTATGGGTCGTCTCCATTATTTTCATTTTAGGTTTGAGTCCCATCACCCAAGACGGAAAGAAGGTCGAAGCAAACTCACTCTTGGTATGTCGAGGTGGCATGTTAACGATTAAACGATTGATCTCACCCCTAGCAACTTGTTCTAGCTTTTCGGCAAATATCTGATGATGACGACCGCAGACAAACTCTGGCCACATGTGGTTGACGTAACTCAAAAAAGATTCTTGACACTCATCTTGCGTTGAGTAACCGTCTTGCTTTTCTAAAAGCAGCAGGGCTTCTTTGAGTTCAGCCTCTGTAAGTTTGGAAAAATCCATTTATTTACTTTGATATGCTTTTCTAATTTTTTTTTCTAATTCATTTAATTGTTTTTGAAATTTTTTGCCACTTCTAATCGCAGCATTCATCATATAGTTGCCTTGAGCGCTATCTTTTGGATCGTACTTAGATGCTAAGTCTTGACCCCTTTTATAATTTTGCTCTTGCCCTTTAAGCAATTGTTTTATTTTATTGCGAGCTTTAAACAACTTTTTAAGTTTGTCGCCTGGACCAACCGTCTCAAGTAAAAAAGCATCTATAGGATTAGGTTTGTACCTTTCCATTATTGGATTGAATGGTTCGATAGTACCTAGATCGAAAGTACCTGGGGGAGCCTCAGTTACAGGAGCTGATTGATTCAACATCTGTAAAAGATTTTCTATATTGGTTGGCTCGTTGGCCATTGTTAAGCTAGCTGTTCTAGTTCTGCTCCGATACCGTCTTGAGGCATCGCTTCAGCTTCTGCCATCTCAGCTACAAGTTGAAGAACAGTACCAATATCTTCATCGTCGAGCCCTTGCTCTCTGAGGAACATCATTACCTCTTCTTCACTTGCGCCTTGCTGAATCATTTGGACAACCATTGTTACAAGCTGATCTATCATCTCCATTTCTGGAGCCATCTGCTCTAGGTCTTCCATTGCTCCAGCTTCCTCAGAACCCATACCGCTTAGCATTGCGTCTATTTCATTTTCTTGAGTCATCATTTCGCCTCCCTCGGCTTTAAGTTGAACTCCTCGTCCCTTTAATATATCTGCTTGAGTAACCTTACCATCGCCTGTTAGGTCGGGGAAGTCTCCGCCTTCTGCTAGTTGGGGTCTTCCCATATTATAATCAGAATCAGAAATAGTACGACCGCCTTCCATATCCATAAATGAATTAGAAATAGTACGACCTCTTTCACCCATTATTTCTCTTACATTTCTATCAGATAATAATTCTCTCATTCTTTCTTGAATTGCGGCCATTTCAGCAGATGTATTAATAACGGCTTGGTCGTCATTATAGGATCTGTCTAAACGCAATTGTTCTCGCAAGTTTTCAAGTTGCGCTTGCAAGCTAAATACTTCTTGCTCGGGTGAAACCTCGTCCCCTGCTTGCATCATCATACGTGGCTCAGCTGGAAAGTCTTGTTGTAAAGTTCTGCCCGCCATCATTCCAACAGGTGCAACCTCTGGAAGATCTTGAGTCATCGGCATATCGCCCATCGGCAAACGCTCTAAAGCTGAAATGTCTATTTTTGCTCTTGGTATAGGTTGAGGCATCATTCTTTGTTGTTGGTTTAACCTGCGAATGGCTTCACCTAATCCGAATCCAAAACCGCCACGTTTTTGGGGCATTCTGCCTCGAAAGCGCATGTCTCTTATCATACCTGGACGTCTTGGCATCCTAGATGCTCTGCCTTGCATGTTACTTCTTGCTAGTTTACTTAAAAATCCCATATCCTTTCCTCGGTTGCTTTATTCTAACACCCAAAACTTTAAAAAGTATAGAAAAAATTTTGGGGGTATGGGTACCCTTTTGTTTATTTGGTTTTAAATTGGGGAAAAAGTGTGAATAACTTTTTTGGCTCAGACTTTTTTTTGGATGGAAAAAATTTTTTTAGGGCAGGCAAGATAAAGATCTTGGAGAAGATAGATTGAACGAAGTGCAAAAATACCTTACCTGCATACGAATGATATATGAGGGATAAAAAAAAGGCAATCTTTAGATATGAGAGATTGAGTATGTGTTTTATTGTTCTTCTCTGCACCTGACGGAGTCCCAAAATACAATATGGGGTGTACCCTTTTGTTTTAGTCCCGTTTCGTTTACCCGTTTCATATCGTATAGAGTCCCTTTCTTGCGGACAAAAAAAAGGCGGGTTGCCCCGCCTAATTCCCGACAGTTATTTATTAACTCTCCCTTATTAAATATTTTGTTTTAGATAAAGAATAAATATCTCCAATATTTAATTTTGCTACATCTTTTTTTAATTGGTCGTTAGTTCTTTTTATTTTACCAACAAAAAGATTTTCGCTGTTA